GTCCGAAAATGACTTTTAGTTTGTAAATATTGCTTAAAAATTTTCCGCCAAAATTTTGACCCCTTTAGTTTTTTTATGAAACATATCTTATTCGATCTTATAGATTGTCCTTTTGATTTGTTGGATGAAGAAGAGTTTATAAAAGAAAGTTTAGTACACGCAGCAATAGTTGCTAAGTCACCTTACTTAAAAGTAGAAACACATAAGTTTGAACCTCAAGGTGTAACTGGTTATGCTCTATTGGAAGATAGTCATATCAGTATACACACATGGCCAGAACTAGGTCTTGCTAAGTGTGATATATTTTGTTGTGGTGAACATTCCAGACCTAAAGAGGCAGTTGAATATTTACATCTTCGTTTTAAATCTCAAGAACTTAAAAGATGGAGTTGTGATAGATCAATACCCTCCACCATAGTATCCTCCACCTGAGGATCCTGATGAACCAGAAGAAGAACTACTACCACTGCTACTGCTAGAAGAAGAACTAGAACTAGAACTAGATGATGAGGAACTGCTGCTCGAAGATGATGAACTTGTACTGCTGCTAGACGTACTGCTAGATGTGCTAGTTGTGCTTGTAGTTGTGCTTGTAGATGTTGTAGTATCTGCTGTGCTTGTTGAAGTTGCAACTCCAACGCTGCCTGATGTAACAGCAGAACCAGAAGGACCATAATCAAATGTAGTTGCACTTGTTGCTGCTGCCTGTCTAGACACACTAGCACTAACAAAACCTGCAACATCAACAAACCTCGCTGCGATAGACAGTGGGGTTTTCTTATTGTTTACATCATCTAGTTCTGGGTGAGGATCATATGCTACTGTCTCTTCAAACTCGTCTACTATCAAGTCAACTAGTGTGGCAGTAGGTAGAACTATCTGTCTCTTTCTCTCATTTAAATATACTTCATGCTCATAGTTACTTACTGGATATCTAGATTGTTCTGCAGATTTTACAGTTCCATCAGGCATTACAGTTCTGAATGAATCTAATACCTCTATACCTTTCTTTGTGATTATAGTATCACCGTCTGTTATTTCATTAGTTTCATAATGATGGACTGCCTCTTCATTTGCATACTTTTCTAGAACATATGTGTAAAGATCTTCATTGTTCTTTGGCCATTGCTCATAAAAATCTATTATATTGTTTACCAATAGTATAACCCAGTCAAGTTTAGAATCTCCATATAAAATATTTGCTAAAGATGATGGTGTATCTGTATCTTTGATTGAGTATGCTTCAAACGCAGTTACATACTGATCTAGATCTTCTCTAACTTTTACTCTACGAAAAATATTTTTTACTAAACGATATCTGTATGGTTCATCTTGGTTGACACCTTCACCTACATATGTGTTTGGGAAATAAGAAAAATATGCTGTCATTAGAAACCTGCCATTAAATCTGCTTGACTGAGAAGTTTTGTTTCAGTAAATGCCATATCTATTTGAATCACTGGAACTGATATTGCTCCACCGATTGCAGTTATATCTTTGAAGGATGTATACTGACCATCAGGTGTGTAGTTTACTGCCATGTTGGTACACACAGAGTCTGCTACTTTGAAATGCATATTGCTTGATGATAGTACAGAACCTTCTGTTGCTTGAGGATTCATTCTTACAAACTTTATTTGAAACTTATCAGGCACTTCAAAAAATCTAGCACTCGTTACGTTTGTTCCTACGGTTGCTGATATTTGTTTGTTAAGTTCTTCTCTTGCATTCGCTGCTTTTTCGTTTGCTTGATCTGTTTTTTTGTCACCTGTTGGTGTCTGAGGAAAATTGAATAGTTCTTGTGCTCCTCCTGATGCAATCCTAGGTGCGGTACCAGTTTTTAAATATGTCACTATCTCTCTAATCATTTGTGCTTCTTTCATTGACCTTGCAAATAACTTAAAAGAAAAGTTATGAGTTCTAAATGCCATGGAGTTGAATATCTGTTCTGAGAATGGGTTGAATACTTTACCCAATGAGACTGCTGCCAAAGCATCAGCACTAACAGCACCTCCAGAACCTGCTAGGTTATTCAACTGACTAGTAACACCTGCTATCATTTTACCTGCTGCAGAGGGTAGTGCTGCTGATGCAGTTTGTTGAATATTAGTTGCTACACTATCAAAACTTCCTGCTCCATTCATCCCTTCACTTATCATGGTAGATGCCATCACACCTCCAATACCCATATCAACTTTACTATATGATGCTTGATATGCTGTTTGTATTGCTTTTGGCATTGCAAGATAGACTTTAGATGCGTTTGGAATCTTCTTTGCTGCACTATTTGGAACGTTTAAACCTTTATATCCTGTTGATTTGTCATCATAGTTTATTCTAAATCTCTCAAACATCACATAGTCTACACCTTCAGATGGATACTGCTCATCTTTGGTGTCTGGTGCCACTGGATTTAATGGGTATCTTAAAATCGCCACTACTTTACTAAATACTATGTGAATCTATATTATATTTATGAGGTATCAAGGAAAATATCGACCTTCTTATCCTAAAAAGTATAAAGGTGACCCCAGTAACATTATTTATAGGTCCTCTTGGGAATATAAGTTTATGAAATGGTGTGACTACACCACGTCTGTACAAGAATGGGGTAGTGAGGAGATTATCATTCCTTATATTTCACCTGTTGATGGTAAACGTCATCGATACTTTCCAGATTTTTATGTCAAAATTCAGAACAGAAAGTATTTAGTAGAAGTTAAACCATTTAAACAAACCCTTGAACCTAAGACACAAAAAAGAAACACAAAGAGATATATAAATGAGGTTGTTACATATCATGTCAATAAAGCAAAGTGGAAAGCAGCAACTGAGTTTTGTAAAGATCACTCTTGGGAGTTTATGTTAATCACTGAAAAGGAACTTAAAGTCTAATGGCAATCCCTAATAAACAAAGTGCTAGAAAAATTGCACCTATGCATGGTGTAGATGGTTTTCTTAGCACAATGATCAAGAGTAGACAGAATACACCTGCTACACTGAATAAGTTTTCAGTTAGTTTTGCAACACCTCCTATACTAAGGCAAGGAGATGTTGGTGGTAATAGTTCTTCGTCTGTTACAACACTTGAGACAGGAACTGCTGCTCATCTGTTAGATTATTATGCAAATAGTGTCAGTCTGCCTAGTAGACAGGTTACTACTTCTCAGTTCCAACCTCCAGGTGCATCTGTAAAGTATGCAACAAACCAATCATTTAGTGAAATGAATATTGAGTTTACTATACCAAGAACTCAATATACTAGAGCAATATTTGAAACTTGGGTCAATAGAATAACACAGGACTCTAGTCAGTATGTTGATTTTTATGATAGATATTGTTCTCCTAGAGTGAGAGTATATAAGTGGGAAACATCTACATCAAATGTTCTCTCTGACCCTACACAAAACGTTGGAGAACTCACTGGTTGTTGGGAAATGAGAAACGTATATCCATATAATATTGGAACTATACAGTTAACTAACGAGCAAAATACTATAATGAGGTTACAGATAGGATTTTATTACGAAAGATATAGATTCTATGCTGCTGATGCTGTCACTGATCCAGGTCAAAACTTTGAGATTACCGTACCTGCAGGTCAAGGTGGTGGATATGATGCTACACTAGGACAAGAAGGTAGCACTGTTGCAAAAACATTCACTGTTGGTGGCATTGTTTACGACATTGAAACTAGAAGACCAATAAACCTTGTATAGATAGTACCTAAATAAAATATGACGTGAAATAATTTATGGCATTACCTAAGTTAAATGTACCTAAGTACAAATTGAAACTACCGT